TATACTGCAAACGCAGTTGACTGAAAGTTATGCCGCAGACGGCACAGCACCAACGCTGACGCAAGCTGTGATGCTAATCATGCAGCACCTGACAGAGGTGGAACTTGTCGGCACCACATGGACCACGAAGAAACTGGACGGGACTACCACAGCGGCAACATTTACAACGGATGATGCCAACGACCCAACCAGCATTACTAGGACAGGCTGATGCGGATTGTTTCGCGGGGATTTGGTGTTAGTGATGGCCGTGTGGTCATGCGGGGTTTTTATTCTTCGTTTATCCCAAATCAAGCACGGGCAATTCCTGTCGGGAGCAGGTCACGGGCATTAAATGCTTCGGCGCGTTCGCGCACACTTACAGCAGGGGGCAGGGGGCGCAGCCTTAACGTATCAAACAAGGTGACAGACTAATGACACAAGTTCAGATCAAGTCCCCAGGCTCAATCTTCGATTGGTCATTTGATTGGGATGCCGACAGCGTGTTGAGCGCTAGTGAAACCATTTCAACGAGTTCGTGGGCTGTATCACCTACAGGTGAAATGACTACCAGCAGCCCTGCAATAGACAACGACAACAAACAGACAAGCGTTATGGTTACAGCAGGCAATGACCGCACAACGTACCGCCTGACGAACACCATCGCCACTAGTGCTGGGCGCACCCACGAACGGATGATTACTGTTCGGGTTGCACCTGTCGGCCTTTAGGCTCGTTTCATTTTCGTAATATCACCAAAGCTGGTCATCAAGTCGTGAACTTGGTGTAACCCGCAGGGCCATATCTGGAAGTTGGTGGCGGTTTCTACGGCAACGTCAGACGCTGTGAAAGACTTTTCGGCAGGGTGCCGGTAAAGGTGGCAGAAGATAGCGTGCCGCTGATCCATAGGCACAATGGGAAATAGCTCAAAAACGTGGTTGTTGATAAACAAGTTGAGCGCCGCCCGTGCTTCGTCCCAATTGTCAGCTTCGCCTATCTCTTGACCGTTAAAGAATACCGTTTTCATGGGTTGTCCCTTCCGTGAATTGCGATAGACGGAATACTACAGCAAGGGTAAAAAGAATGCACCCCTTACGAAAAGTGCTGTGTCATTCGCACTAATTCAAACCATCGTGAGGGAAGGGGCGGTGGGAGTTACTTGGACGTTCGCCTGCCGCCCCGCCTTTTACGATTTGGACGTTCTAAAAGGTGGCGCATGGACAAGAACAAATACAAGATAACTTGGCGCAAGACGGATGATCTTATTCCGTATGCCCGCAATGCCCGCGTTCACAGTGATGAACAGGTGGCGCAGATAGCCGCAAGCATATCCGAGTTCGGCTGGACTAACCCCATATTGCTAGATGGCGACAACGGCGTGATTGCAGGACATGGCCGCTTGATGGCAGCGCGGAAGCTGGAACACAAAGAAGTTCCCACCATCGACCTGCACGGCCTAAGCGAAGCGCAGAAGCGGGCTTATATTATCGCGGATAACAAGACTGCCCTGAACGCTTCGTGGGACTTTGATATGTTGACGGTTGAGTTTGAGGAACTGGCAGGCATGGACTTTGACCTAGCGCTGACGGGATTTGATGATGGCGAGGTGCAAGACATAACAGCTATCGGGAATGCGGAGCGCGAAGGACACACCGAAGAAGACGATGTGCCGGAAGTCCAAGCTAATCCCGTATCAAAGGTCGGGGACATATGGACCCTTGGAAGGCATAGGTTGATGTGCGGGGATAGTACCAGCGCGGACAATGTAGGGGCGTTGCTGGATGGAGCCGTCCCACACCTGATGGTGACAGACCCGCCCTATGGTGTTGAATACGATGCCAACTGGCGAAACAAAGCCTTGCGCGAAGACGGCTCGCCCATCGGGGGGGGAGCCGTTGGCAAAGTCGAGAATGATGATCGTGCCGATTGGTCAGAGGCGTGGGCGCTTTTTCCCGGCGAGGTTGCCTATGTTTGGCACGCGGCTGGAGACCTGTCGGCAATTGTTTGCAAATCCCTACAGGATTGTGGCTTTGACATACGGACGCAGATCATCTGGAACAAGAACCACAGCCCCATAGGGCGCGGGCATTACCACGGTAAGCACGAGCCATGCTGGTACGCCGTGAAGAACGGCGGGACGGGACATTGGCAAGGGAGCCGCAAGGAACACACCGTTTGGAACATAGACAAGCCGCAGAAATCCGAAACGGGGCACAGCACACAAAAACCTGTGGAATGCATGCGAAAGCCCATCGAGAACAACAGCGCCCCGAAAGACAGTGTATATGAGCCTTTCAGCGGAAGTGGCACCACCATCATTGCAGCCGAGCAAACGGGCCGGACATGTTACGCAATGGAAATCAGTCCTGCTTATGTTGATGTGGCAATAAGGCGGTGGCAAGACTTCACACAACAAGTGGCGGTTCGTGATGATGGTGTACCCTACAACGAGTTGACCGATGCAGAAGCGCTCGCATAGCTTTTATGAGGCGCTTACCAACGTGGCCGTTGGTATTGCTGTTAGTGGCCTGATTACCTATTACATTTTGCCGGTGTGGGGGTTCGAGCCACGAATTGTGCAGGCGCTGGAAATAACGGCGGTGTACACATTGGCATCTGTTGTCAGGTCGTACATAGTCAGGCGGGCGTTCAATGCTGCCAGTCAATGAGATATTCAAAGCGGTGCAGACGGTTGGAGCCTTTACCGGCACACCGTCTATCTTCATTCGCTTGCAGGGTTGCCCCGTAGGGTGCCCGTGGTGCAACACTAAACACGCATGGGCCATTAACGACGACACCCGCACCAACTTCGTTGATATGGTCGCCAAGGAAGAACTTGGTCAGCCAGAATGGGCATGGGTTGAGGCAAAGTGGCTGGTGGAATACATCGTCGGTTCGTTTGAAGGAAACCATGTCGTGATAACAGGCGGCGAGCCTTGCCAATACGACCTGACGCCATTGACGAATATGCTTGAAGGCTACGGCTACACGACCCAGGTCGAAACAAGCGGTGTGCTACCTGTGCGGGTGTCAGCATTTACATTTGTGACTGTTTCCCCCAAGATAGACCAGCCGGGCGGGTTACAGGTTATTGAGCATAACGTGATCGACGCTGACGAAATAACCTTTGCCATAAGCAGCGAGCGCGATACAGCCGCGCTACAAGGGCTGTTAAATGCGTTAAAACGGCCCGTGGGCATGGTGTACCTGCACCCCATAAGGAACACATACCAGAACGCCCGATTGTGTGTGCAGGCGGCAACAGAGGCAGGGTGGCGCGTGTCGCTACCTGCGATGTTCAACGGAGTTAGCGATGGGTGACAACCCGCACAAGGACCATTTCGCGCCTGAAAAGGTGGCCCAGGTGCTGATTGACTGTGGCGGCATAAAAGCTGTGGCTGCGAAAGCGTTGGGATGCTCCCGGCAGACGATCTATAACTACATTGAGAAATACGAAATGTGCAGGGATGCCGTAGAAGAAGGCATTGAGATCGTTCTGGACAAGGCCGAATATAATTTGGTGCAGGGCATCGCTGACGGACACGAAGGCTTCACCAAGTACTACCTGAACAACAAGGGAGCGCGGCGTGGTTACGGTTTTAGACCGGAAGCAAATGGAGCAATCAGCGGATCCGACCAGGCTGCGGAAAGTGCAGCGTCCGGCGCAAGACTTGTCGCTGATAGAATTACTCGCTTGTCAGCCGCAATCGACGCTAGACCATTACCTGAAAGTGTGGATGGAGACGAACCAGAGCGAGTTGAGTGACCTTCAATATGATTGGGCATTCAACGGCAGGCCGTCACAATTTGCACCAAAGGGCAACTGGACCATATGGGCGTTGGTCGCAGGCCGTGGGTTCGGAAAGAACCGTAGCGGCGTTGAATGGGTGCGTAGCCTAGTAGAAGGGCCAACCCCACTAACAGCGCCAGAAGGTGCGCCAAAGTGGATTAACATTGTTTCCAGCACCAGTTCTGACAATCGCGACTTCGTGGTCGAAGGCGAAAGCGGGTTCCTCAACCTTTGCCCGCCCGACTATATGCCAACCTATGAGCCATCCAAACGGCGTTTGACTTGGCCGAACGGTTGCCGTGCTACCTTGTTCAGCGCAGAAGAACCCGAAAGCCTGCGCGGTGCCCAAGGTGAGGTGTCATGGTGTGACGAACTGGCAAAGTGGAAATATCCAGACCGAGCATGGTCCAACCTGCGGTTCGGTATGCGCCTTGGTGAGAACCCCCGCACCCTGATCACAACAACACCGCGCCCGGTGAAACTTCTCATTGACCTGATGAAGCGTGAACGGACCCACGTTACCAGCGGCACCACCTACGACAACGCCAGCAACCTCGCCAAGTCATTCTTTGAAGATGTTATCACCGATTATGAAGGCACCCGACTAGGTCGCCAGGAGCTAATGGGCGAACTGCTGTTAGACCGCCCCGGCGCACTGTGGAACCTTGAACAACTGGATATGCTGCGGGTTGACCATGCGCCCGAAGACCTTGTGCGGGTAGCTGTGGCTGTTGACCCAGCCGTTACTGCGAATGACGGTTCAGACGAAACGGGGATTGTTGTTGGCGGCAAAGCCGCAGACGGTCACGGTTACTTATTGGGGGACTACACCATCAAGGGTTCACCGAACGAATGGGCCACCAAAGCGGTGCAGGCGTACTACGAGCATGACGCTGATTGCATTGTGGCCGAAGTCAACCAAGGCGGCGACATGGTTGCAAGCACTATCCATGCGGTAGATAAATCTGTTAAAGTCGTGTCAGTTCGCGCAACGAGGGGCAAAGTTGTTAGGGCGGAGCCGGTAGCTGCGCTATACGAACAGAACAGGGTGCATCACGTTGGCACCTTCTCGAAGTTGGAAGATCAGATGGTGAATTTCACGCAAGACTTTGACGCCAAGAAAGAAGGGTATTCCCCCGACAGGCTTGACGCTGCTGTGTGGCTATGGGTTCACCTGATGGTCAAAGCGAAAAGGAAGCCCCAGGTATGAAATGGCCGTGGCAGCGAAAGCAATCCGCAGTGCGCGAAAGCGTTTCCCAATTTGTAGGTGTGGGAGACCCCGCCTTTATGACCCGCAACCCGGCGCAGTTTGCCAAGGAAGGCTACAGCTATAACCCGGTAGTATATAAGTGCGTGTCTCTTATTGCCCGGTCAGTATCCAGCATTCCAATCAAACTCCGCGTTGGCGGTGAAGAAACAGAACAACACAACATCCTTGATGCACTTGAACGGCCTAACCCTGTGCAGTCCCAAGCAGCTTTCATCGAGGCGTACTTGTCAGAAATGCTTATTTCAGGAAACGGCTATTGCGAGCGTGTAACCAGCACGGACAACCGTATATTGGAATTGTGGACGCACTCACCGCAATATATGAAAGTGCTCAAAGGGAAATACCGTTTGCCTGCTGGGTATCAGTGGTCTAACGGCATGAACAAACACACATGGCAGG